GCGCGAACTAGGAGCAAAATTAAGACAACATTCTACGACACTATTTTACTAACGGAATTTGTAGTTTCAAAAAGTGACATTTTTCTTCTGGTAGTTAATGCATTCACGGCAAGCCTTATTTTCAGGATTGCATAGATTAATACATTTAAACTTATCACATATGCTTACACTACAGCTTGCACACAAACATTTTTTACACTTTGCATGATAATTATCGCTAGTTACACTTTTCTGATTCTTCAAAACAACACTAACCCCTTCACTTAAAGCCTTCATAAATTTATCATTCATAATTAAACATCCTTTCTTAACTTAATAAACCACCCTACTATATTATAACAAAATATGATAGGATTGTACAGGGTGTTTTATGGTTCGTGAAAATAAACATTTACCTCCTCATTCCTGCCATTAAAACAATTGACATTCCTTTTCTCTTTTTTCCACCTACCAACGTTGCATACCAATACATGGCTTGTTCACCACGAATTGGCTGATTTGAATCTAATGGCCTTTCATACGATGTCAAAAACAACATAGCCAAATCATATGGCGAACCTGTCAATTGTGTGTATTCTACGAAAAGCATATCTGGATTAATCCATTGATTATTAAGGTCAACTTCAACTAAAATCCTAGTCAATTGACTATCCATATTCTCCAATGGTAATTCGTTAATATATGCCCACTCCAAATATTTTTCGGCAGGTGTCCATTGAACTATACCAAATCCACCCTCTTGATTTCCATAGTCTAAATTTTCCCATATTCCCGGATTAATCGTACTCTCCGATTGCATGTTCCCCAACATTCCACAGATTGCTTCCTTAGTCCATCCTCTAGCTAAAAGGTAATCCAAAATATATTGAGCGTTTTCAGTCATTTCGACCAACGTTAAATAGGCATTAGAAATGTAAATAATAATTCCCACAACCTTTCATATTATCCCAATATCACGCATACACTATATTAACATAATATAAGGAGTTGAACCGCATGAAAAAATCCCCGGCCCTAATCCAGTTTGATCCCTCTATCCTTTCCAAAATTGACACCCACGCCAAAACACTTGGGGTAAGCAGAAATGCAACCGTAAACATTGCCTGTTCACAAATGATTGGAGAATGTGAGCGATTGCGAACCGAAACATTTTATCTTCAAAGTGAATTAACTAAACTGCGACAGTTACTAGTTAAAGTTACACTGGCAAAGGGAGGGTTTGAGTTATGACAACATGGACACCGTTATTAGTTTTTGCGCCCCTCCTATTTTTGTTAATATTCTCAAGTTCAGAACACAAACCTAGAACAGTGATCACAAAACATAAGAAATACAAACTTAAAAGAAACTGAACGTTATATCACTATGATATACCCTAATGTTCGGAAAACCTCTCCCCCACCCTTCTGGAACATCCTCTAGAGGGGTATTTTATGTGGTGGAGTTCAAGAGGGTAGGGGAGAGGGTACCAAAACACGAACATTAGATTTTATCTCGTAATTTTAATGCCAATAAGTGAAGAGTTATATGGTTTTTAACACGGTAGGTTGTTCCAGTTTTCCAAGCTTCGCAAGTGTAGCGGTCAGTGCCTTTTATTTGGCGTGGACTTCCGCAAGTGTAAAGCTGATTGTCAAGTTTAATCGTTCTATATGATACCATCAAAACACTTCCTTAATGAGCTAACCTGCTCTTTATCAACTTGCTCCTGAGTTATAGAAAATTGACTGGCCACAACGCTTATCATAAGTAGGGCATGAGCAACTTCCTCGGTTAAATTTGATCTACTAAAACTTCGATTATTTAGCATTTTACATAACACCTTAGTTAGTTCGCTCATTTCCTCAATACAGCAAATCGTTGTATGGCCAACACTTCGCTCATCAATCAATCGTTTAGTTAAAATCTCTAGTTCACTCATTTTCCAACCTCCTTAAATCTTACCCTAACATAAATCTCAACGCTATTAGATTCAATCTTGGCATTGAGGATTTTTTCAATATAGTTTAGAATAGTTCGCTTGAAGAAACCACACACCCTTAGTCGTATGTCCAATTAGCCTACCCCCTACAACGTGTATTTAATGGTCTCCAAAATGATATTTTTAGTCTTAATAGAATCAAAATAAACGTTTCCCATCTTGAACATTTTTACGAATGTATTAAATATGATGCTAGAATTTCCCTTGAGCAACATAGTGTTTGGTTTATGGTTCTCCAATATAGTTGTGAAAATTAAACGGTGGGAGGGGTCGAACTTTTTGCTTGCGTATAGTAGTCCCTCCCCATGGCTAATCCAAATCCCGTAACATTCAGCATTGGCCTTCAAAGTGAAGAAATACCGCAAATCCTTTGGTTTATGATCTAAAATAAAATCATTAGTGTCTAATAGAAACTGATTTTCGATGGAATAATTCCCGTACTCCGTTCCTGCAACAACTTTGCCGAATCGGGTGTTCTTTTTGGCCTCAATGAATTCGGCATTGTTTACTAACTGAATTAACATTTCGCCTTCTCTCCTGATTCCTTTCTTATTGAGTGGCTTGTTGATATCGAAATACAGAAAATAAGGGTTTGTGAAGGTTATGGCATTTGCCAAAAAGAAGGCTTTGCCATTGTCCCTCAACCGGAAAATAGTCTCGAATAAGTCAAGGAATATCTCGACTTCTTTCCTAAGATAGTTTGATCGGCCTTTAGTGATAATAAACTCATCCAAAACTAGCTTATCCACATTGGGGTAGCTAGAAGATTTCTTTTTTGCACTAACTGAAAGGGGAATAGCATAGCCACCTATTTCATCGTTGATATAGAAGTTATATCCCTTGTACTCGAATTTAGTTTCAGGGTATTCCTCTCTAATATCACTAAAAAATGCGTCTTTTCCTTGATGGGTCTTAAAATCATCAAACTCCGAATCATAACGTCTCGACCATACAAATTGCGAACCGTTTTTTAAGAATCCATCAATACACCACTTCTTACAGCCATGGGTTTTTCCGCTACCACGGTTTCCAACTATGAAGTTAAATAGTGCGTTGTAGCTGAGAGGTTCGTTAATGTTCCAAAACATTATTTATTTCCTCAGCAGCTTTTCTATTAATTTCCGAAATAGCAACAATAACAGTCGGACAAAATTCATTACATAATTCCTTAGACTCCGCCTTGAGGCATTTATCGCAATAAACCAAAAATATCTTTTCATAAATATCTTTATAATTCATAATTTACCCCCTAAAATAAAATAGGGAATTGTCGAATACACTAAACCCCAACCAAAGGGAATCTCCTCCAAAAGCTTTTACACTTTGGTACATGAAGGAGTAAAGTGTTTATTCGACAACCCCATGCACCAACAATATCATAATTTGATTGTAAAGTCAATATTTTTTAAAATAACCCCACCTTTTACACGTTTATGTTGAAGTTTACCGCCAATGGTCATTCCATCCTTAAAAGTGTCGAAAGTTACTTTGTCATGTAGACTTGTTGGCAATCCTGCACAAGCAATGTGAACTTGTTCATAAACATTCGCAACTTCATTAAATTTCCATGATTTTCGTTTATCTGGTTTCAGCCTTTCATATTCTTCAATGGGAATATACATGTTTTCGATGTAACTTTTAGCACGTAGGAAACGGGCCTTATTAAAGTTGCCTTCGTGTTTCCAATACCCCAGCTTGTTTGGGTCAATATTTAGATTAGTTGGCAATTCCAACCCAATCAAGTGTTCGCTGTCGGTGTCTGCATACAAGAACCGATCATAGTTTAACTGGCATGATTCGATAGTAGTTTTTCTTGCGTATGAGGTTATAAAACTTGCAACAGGTAGGTAAATTGTCTCCCTAGAGTCTTTATCGCCAAGTTTGTACGAAACGACTTCGCCGTTGAAGATCGGTAGCTTAGACCGAACCATTGGATTTATACCGAACTTCCCGTACAAAGCGTTTAGCATCAGTTTGGCAAGTGTTCGCAATCCTTCGTTTCCGTCTATAGACGCTTGAACCTTAATAGCGTTCCATTTGTCAATATAATCACGAAATAATTTGCTTGAGCTTTTGAACTTCCACCCATTAAAATATTCAATGTTGTACACATCGTAATGTTCCATGAACAAATCATGATCAACATTGGTTAAGCACAACGTAACGTCTATTCCGTTGGAGGATGTAACGTATTCAGTGGGCAAGAATCCTCTACTTTGTTTTAGCTGAATAGTTGGTAGATGCCCGGGCTTTATTTCAAAATTGCACCTAAACATTTGTATATAAAGGTTGTACACCTTATCGGGTTTATATTTTCCTTCATATAATATAGGCTCCCCATAGGGTAAGGGGCAATAATACATAACAGAGGGGTAAAGTGAGTTCACATCTAAAACAAGGCCTAAACCAACTAATTTTCCTTGATACAAGGGGTTGGCGTATACAAACCCCCCTTTATAACTTTGCCTAATGTCGTGGTCAATAGCGTCAAGGTTAGGGAATAACCTGTTGAATGTCTTCTCACCCATGATTTTCTTGAAATCTGAAAAAGCGTTACTAGCTTGCGTCATTTTAGTTAAACCTTGATCAAAGAAATAACGCAATGCCTTTCCAACTATTTCAACGTCATTACGAACGTAGTCAATTTCTTCCGAATCTGGTATGTATCCAATGGGCCTTTCCTTGATGTAATCAATTTCGCCTTTGAGTTGAGCTATTCCAAATGATTTAGATATTTTCTTGACAGGAAGGGGAATGATTTTTAAACTATCGTAGAATATAAATGTTTTGTCGTTAACTCTGATTGTTATCGAATAGAATACGCCCATGTCAGTTATTAAGGTTGAGAACTGATAGTTGGATAATTTCCTTCCTTCAGCATGAGAAAAACCACTTCTAAATAAATGATATATTAAAAATTCGCCATCGAATTTAAGGTTATGGAAATAAACAGTAGCTTTAGGGCCTTTAATCAAATGATTAAAAAATGAAGTAATGTCACCCCCATGGGTGAATGAATCTGTATAAATATCATATAAACCCCATAACCAGACTCTACAATCTTCCTCCTTTACCGTTGTTTCAAAGTCGGCAATATATGTTGCCTTCACAAATTACTCCATTTCCATCCATTCGTTCATAATGTGATCGGCCTTATCTTCTTCCGACATGTCGGATGGTTCGTAAACAAATTGTATGGAAAGTATGGGGTTTTTTAGAGAGTGTTTCATGATAAAACTTGCATCTAACTCAGAGACATGGTTATAAAGATCGTAACCACCGTCTTTTAGATTGTCTTTGACGGCCTGAAGGTATCTTCTTTTATATTCCTCTTCTTGATCTGACTTAAAATTAGATCGAATTTCCTTTTCAAGAGATTCAACAAACTTTTCCCACGCTTTTTCACGGGTGTCGGAGGGGTAAGATTTTGGTTTCAGATTGTTCGCGTCAATAGTTCCCATGTTACCCTCGGATGTTTTTGCATCCAATAATTTCAGTTCTTTATTTCGTTTAGCATTAACAATAGACAGTTTTCTGGAAATTTCCTTAAATTCATATTTAGTTTTTGTCCTGCCATACTTGTCCGTTTTAATCTCTTCCGAACCCTTAGTGGAAAATCTCTTAGCCGAATTTAACTCTCGGTTGAAGTCGGCGCGTGTTTCAATCTTTCCGCGCAATTCGGCAACGGTTATTTTCGATGGCAAAAATTCAACCTTATGAGGGGATTTTTTCGCTACCCTTGCGATCTTAGCATTAAAATTCTTTACAACACGTTGCAGTTCTGCAACGTCTTTATCTCTCCATTTAATTTCGCTTCTTTTATGCACCCAAACTTCACCCCTCGCATATCCACAACCCTAAACCCTCGTTTCTCAATATCAGCATATAGAATAAAGTCGAAATAGTCAGGTGCATCTAGCTCAATATTGTAGCGCGAAGAAAGTCGGTATTTCATGTCTATGCGGTTCTGCTTATACCTTTCTTCAAATTTATAAAGGTAGAGCATGGATGAAAAATAGTAGCGGAAATTTTCCGTTGCGAGCATATAGTTACTTTTTGAAATGTCGTAGGCTATTGCGCTTATGCGCTTGACCATAACACCACATCCTTTGTGTAGTTTTTAATTAAGGACTGAAGTCTAAACTTCAGCCCATTGCGTTTCAATTATGCCACAACAGATAAGGAAAGCATTTTCTTTTCACCCTTCGTTATCTGTTTAACAACAACCCTTACAGGGTCCGTCCATGTTGGTGGTCCGAATAGCTTAAACATCCTTTTAAGGCCGGACATTATACCAATACTAACACACTGGTAACTAACCCCGTTGACATCAATCAGAATTATTCGGGGGCACTTGACATATTCGCCCGTCGCTTCTTGGACCAGTTCAACAATTTCGATAAGTACGTCCTTAATGTCAATAGCCATGTTAATGAAATCTCCGACACGCTTGTCGGGGCTATTGATTGCGTTGTACAGTGTCATTGCTTCAGCCCTATTCGTGGGAACGATTGAATAAAAACTTCCAAGGTCGTTGTCGGTCATAATGTTGTTGCTGATTTCATCTTGGGTAACAACGGGTGCAGTTGGTTGCGTGATGGGTGTGTTTGATTGTGTGGAAATCTCAGTGGTTTCGACAACCTCAGTAGCATTAGCTTTTTTTACAGTCATTTTAAAATCTCCTCTTTCTTATCTAATTTAATTAACCCTAAACCAATTAACCGTGCGCAGTATTTCCGTAATAGTTCGTTTCCATTTTTATTAATGGCAACGGAGCAACAGCTTTAAGTGTGGGTGTCTCTTCTGCACCAACAATCTTAGAATGTTCGATAAACTTGTCGAACGACATTTCGCGCAATTCTTCACGCTCAGCAATGTCAATAATAAAATTCGTTTTCTTGGTTTCCTTAATGTAAGCAACCGCAATCTTTTCACGCTTGACAGGGACATTAGACTCATAGCTTTTCAGGACTTCACCAGTTTGACCGTCTTTGATCGTAACAGCAAAAAACTTAAATGTACGCGTGATTTTTTTCTCCAATTTAGTGACCTCCTATCGAAATTTAGTGAACTTTGTCCACAAGAATATTATACCATTTTCGACCTCAAATGTATACATTTTCTTTTATTTTCGGAGAACATTTAATTAGAATAAATATGATAAAAATAGGAATATTGTTGTACAACCAATGTGATATAATTGTCCTGTAAAGGGGGTTTATGTCAAATGACACTAGCAGAGCTATTGAAAGCATTAGTCGAATGCGAAGACCAAATGGAAAGAATGGCACTTGTCGAAGCGAATCAAGATTTGATGACAGCATCAACCGAAGAAACGCAAACAACCGAGAACGAGGGAGAATGGGAGTCGAAATACAACGATCTGAAGAAGAAGTACATCGATACTTTTTTCGGTGGAACTGAAAACACGGAAACAGTCGAGGAAACAACCTCTAACGAAGACACCGAAACGCAAGCGGCGGAAAGTATCACGATTGATGATTTATTAAAGGGGGAAGGGTAAACAATGGCTGATTTTAAAAGTGTAAATTTACTTAACGCGATTCGTAATGGCGCAAGTGCCGAATATGTTGCTCGAATTCCGTTAGCAACAAAGGATAATATTGCCGCCGTGGGGAGCGCAATCCTTGATCAGTCATACACCCGAAACGAATTTGTTGGCGCGTTGCTTAACAAAATTGGGTTATCCGTGATTAAAAGTTCGCTCTTCGAAAATCCACTTCGAGAGTTTAAAAAAGGTACTCTTGACTGGGGTAAGGACATCGAAGAAATTTATGTTGATCTTATCACGGCACAAGCCTTTGACTCCAAGCTCGCCGAAACAGAGCTTTTCAAAAAGAACATGCCTAAGATTACATCAATTTTCCATTCACTCAACCGCCAGGACATGTACAAAACAACCGTTTCCAACGAGCAACTAAAAACTGCTTTCCAAGGCGAGAACGGCTTTTCTAGTCTCATTGATAAAATTGTGTCAGTTATGTATACATCGGATAATTACGACGAATTTATTATTATGAAAAACCTTATTAACCAATACGGGATTGAAGGAAAATTTGCCATGATTGCGGTTTCCCCTGTAATTGATGAAGCAACGGCCAAACTTGCCATGACAAAGATTAAAGAAGTCTCGAATGATTTAATTTTCATGAAAAGTGACTTTAACCATGCAGGGGTAATAACGAATACACCCAAGGACGATCAAATTGTACTAATTAACACTAAGTTCGATGCGGTCATTGACGTTGAACTATTGGCAACAGCATTTAACATGTCAAAAACAGACTTTGCCGTTCGTCGTGTGTTAGTTGATGATTTTGGTGGATTGCAGAATGTTATTTGTGCCATTGTGGACAAGGACTGGTTTATGGCATATGACAATCTAATCACAAGCGAGGAAATTTATAATCCTGCCGGCCTGTACTATAATTACTTCCTCCATCATTGGCAGGTTATGAGTACGTCGCAATTCGCGAATGCTGTATTGTTTGTCACTGTCGCACCAACGTTAATTTCCTTGAACGTTACCCCTGCACTGGCAAACGTTGCGAAGGGTTCCGCCATTCAGCTAGTAGTTGAAGCAACAGGGTTGAATAATCCATCGTCTAAGGTTGTGTGGACACATGATGGCACGGACACCTATATTTCGTCAACAGGATTAATGTTGGTTGGTAAAGCTGAAGCGACACCCATTATCACGGTAACTGCAACATCAACGGTTGACGCATTGATTACTGACACCGCTTCCATTACGGTGGTTTAATGTTTACCCCGGGTACTATTTTAAAGCTTCTACAAGGTGTTGACATTGACAACGACTATGCTAACACCTTAACTTTTCCTGATGCCACAACGCAAGCGGCATTTTTTATTAGTAAAGCATGGTCAAGTTTTACTGATTTTACGTACATGAGGAAAGAGCAGACCGTTTTAGTTCCTGCAAACATTGAAGCACTGTGGTGTGTTTCTTACATGATGTTCAAAAACGCAAATCTCGGGGATAAATGGTTCTATGCGTTCATAACGGATATGACGTGGAAAAATGATTCGGTAACTGAAATATCCTTCGAAATTGATGTTATGCAAACGTGGATGTTCGAAATTGAATACAAGGATTGCTATGTTGAACGTGAACATGTTTCCAATGATACTGTCGGCCTACATTTAGTAGAAGAAAACCTAAACGTGGGTGAATATGTAATTAAGGCATCGGACACGGTTGCTGAAATTACGGCACTATCCATTATTGTTTCTACCACGGTTGATGATTTGGGTGCAGACGTTGAAGGAATCATGTATACCCACGTTTATAGTGGCAATGCTTACTTATCCTATACTTCAAGAGACGACGTTAACGCGCTTATTGACTACTTATCAACCACAGGAAAAGCGGACGCAATTAATAACATTTTTATGATGCCATCAACGTTCGCCGAACCTGGTGAGTCGGCCTTTGTTTCTAGACCAGAAAGGAAACTAATTGATAAAACGGTCACTAAAAATCTTTATGATTTAGATGGGTATGTTCCTAAGAATAATAAACTTTTCACATACCCATATAATTTTTTAGTTGTAAGCAATAACCATGGCGAATCGAACATTTACAAGTATGAAATGTCAAGCGATTCACAAATGGTATTCTATGTTAGTTGTGACCTTGCACCTTCTCCGACTGTGTTTCTTATCCCTCGTTTTTATAAAGGGCTAACCAATTACGAAGAGACAATGAGGTTAACAGGATACCCTCTCTGTAATTGGTCAACGGACATCTATAAAATTTGGATGGCACAAAATGCTGTCAGCCATGTTACGGGTGCTGTTGGAATGGGAATATCGCTAGGTGTTGGCGTTGCAACTCTAAACCCTGTCGCAATATCAAGCGGTCTGTTGGGTGTAGCAAATTCCATAGGGCAGTTTTACGAAAAGTCCATTCTTCCGAATCCTTCACACGGTTCCGCAAGTGGTTCGGGTAACGTTTCTCAAGGTATTCAGAATTTTTCTTTTTATAAGAAAACGATACGCTCCGAATTTGCTCGAATTATCGATAATTTTTTTGACCGATTCGGGTACAAGGTTAATGAGCTAAAAACACCCTCTATTAAGACTAGACTTAACTGGAACTATTTGAAAACATTGGAATGCAACATAAGCGGAAATATCCCAAATAAGGACTTGAGAAAGATACATGAGATTCTTACAAACGGGGTGACGTTTTGGCACAACGACAATGTTGGCAATTATAACCGAGCAAATCCCACTATATAAGGAAGTGATAAATTGTCTAAGAATAAAAGTAGCTCTAAAAACATTGGTCAAACTGGGTGGTTGGAGATATACAGCATTCTAAAGGAACTGTTTATCACTTCCTTTGATTGGAAAAACCTGCCCTTAACAGTCAACCCACGTTTTTTGGAGTTGAGTCTTTTCGATTATGGAAAGATTGTATTTTTCAAGGATGATATTCTAGGACACTTAGCCTTAAAGGCAACGCAGGAGGGGCAACTTGACGTTTATTACGAACCGTTAAATATTCGTGCTTATGGAGGCGGTGGCTATCAAGCGGTTCGCAAGAATAACAGAGATTGCGTCGTAATCTATAACAATTTTGTTAGGGATACACCACATAATCGTGTTATGGATTACGCTAAAAGGATTTGGAATATCGAAAAAACGATTGACATTAATGTGCAAGCTCAAAAAACCCCATTCCTCATTAAGACAAGTAAGAAGCAAGAGTTGACAGTTAAAAACCTTTACAAGCAGTACGATGAGTTCGAACCAGTTGTTTTTGTTGATGAAGATATGGACTTATCAAAGGTTAATGTTGTTCTAACTCCTGCACCATTTGTCGCACGTGATCTAATGGACTTAAAAAAGCAAATCTGGAATGAGGCTCTATCGTACATTGGTATCGAAAACAATTCCGCCGAAAAGAACGAACGTCTAACAGAAAATGAGGTTATGGTGTCGAATGGACTAGCCATTGCAAGTCGTAATTCCAAACTCCAAGCACGTAAAAATGCAGTAGAAAAAATTAATGCGATGTTCGGGGTATCTATTATTGTTGAAACCAACAACCCCTCACTTCTAGAGGTAGATGTTGAGAAGGAGGTTGAAACGAAAAGTGAGTAGGTACACAACCGAACTGCAAAACATTATTTTAAGTGAATTCGATTTAGGAATGGATTTATACCCTATTTTTAGTGAAGAGTACAGAGCATCGTTAAACGCTAAGATATTTTCACACTATTATTTTCACGAAATTGGGTTTGAGACTGTTTCACGTTTCAAGCATTACCTTAATGCCACCATGAACGAAATCATGCCGTACTACAATCAGTTATTTCAAAGTCAGCTATTAGCCATCAATCCTCTTCTAACATTTGAAAGGAAGGTTAATTCCACCAAGGATGTTGGGTCCACCAATGTGGAGGATTTGTCCAACACCACAGTAAAAACATTAGACAACATCACAAATCAGTCAACCAATACTACCATAGCCTTAGATTCAACTAACACTAAAACGGTTGTTGACACCACTGCTATTGATGGGACGACAACCCAAACTGAAAATATTATCAAGGGGGTTGATAATACAACCAACCAAACGACAGGGGTTATTAAAGCATCGGACACGGTTGACCATCAAACGTCGCATAATGTTGCTAGTGTTGACACCGCTTCAAATATTGATACCGACGACAGTGTTATTGTAGATCAAGACGCAACGCAGAACACCACAATTGCATCGACTAAAACTAATGACGGTGCAAACACCGTCAACGACAAGGATATTTTCAGCGACACCCCTAAAGCGATATTAAGCGTTGAGGACATAAACACAAACCTCTATGCGTCAAATGCTAGAATTAAGACTAATGCTGTTGTAGTAGATGAGAGTGAAGTTCTTGCAAGCACAGAAGGGATAACCAAAACTGACAATTCCACCACTACGACTACAACTGGCGTTGTGGCGACAGGTACTAATGTGTCAGACAGTTTAACAACCAATGACTCAACTAATGCCATCGACGAAATGGTTAACACCACTGACTTAACGGTGTTGGTTAGTGATGAAACCGTTGATACAACCAACTCAGTAATCGTTTCCAACGATTCCACAACTAATGTTAGTGACACGACTGTTGTTGGTAGTGATGAGACTAACGTTATGACAGGCAATGTTATTGTTGCTGTTGATGAAACAGAAACAAACAACGCCGATAACACGCGCACCCAAACGTTAAACGAAGTAAACGTTGTAACGGAAAACGGTTTTGAAATACCGTTATCTGACCTATTGTTAAAATACCGTGAAACATTTCTAAATATTGACATGTTAATTATTAAAGAATTAAAGGATTTATTCCTTATGATCTACTAAGGAGGTTATCCAATGCTAGAAAAGGTTAGTCAGTATTGCAGAAATGTACACAACTTTGTGTATGAAGGTTCGTTGTCAGTTTACGAACTCTTGCTAAAAGTTATCCTAAAGGAAGATGAGATTGTAGACTACACCAATGCCTTAGAGTCAACCGTGAACTCTAATAACATTGCATTAACAACCAAAATTAACACTAACCAAACATTAATTAATAACAAGGTTGATGCTAATCAGGTGACAATTAATTCTAGGGTTGACGCAAACTATTTAGACTTAAACACAAGAAAGGAAAATAGTTCTGATATAACCAATCTTAGAAAACTATCACCAACGGGTGATTTTACAGGACAAATTCAAGGGGTTGACTCACTTATAGTCTTAGCTGAAATATCAACCAATTCAGATAAGATTGATTTCGTCACCGATCAATTTTCGGACGGTGCAACGGGTTTAGTTATTGATTGCGGGTTTTTTGAAGATACCGAAATACAACGAAATTATGACGGGGGTGTCTGGTAATGGCTAGGGATTTAGTTCAACTCCATAGGGGTTTGCTTGCTACTATACCTAATTTAGCCCAAGGCGAGCAAGGTTTTACTATTGATGAAGAAAGATTTTACATCGGTGGGCTTAATGGTAATGTTGGTGTGGCTATGAAGGAAGAATTTGACGAATATAAATCGGAAACTACCCCAAAATTATCCCTATCACTAGACGTCAAATACTATGGTGCAATTGGTGACGGTCTAAGTCATCCATTAAGCGAAAGATACCCAACTTTAGAAGATGCTCAAGCTGTTTATTCATTCGCAACCGATTTAACTAATGAAATAGACTGGTGTGCTACATGTAAAGCAATTAAGCTTGCAATCTTAACCAAGATAAAGGTAATTTCTGTTCCTCACGGGCATTATATTTGTAATTTACCAATTATTGCCGACTTTGGTGGGGTTCCATTATCTGTTCCTTACGTTACAGCAATATCCATAGTCGGTGAACGTAGTACGTATTACACATCACGCTATGGGGCATTAAGTAAAGAAACTTGTGCGGTGGGTTCTGTGCTTGAGTATACAGGGGATTCAGGGGATTTTATTTCTACATCGGGTCGCCTTGCAATGGGTTTTCAGGTAAAAGATATAAATCTAATAGGTAGGGGTGACTACGATTCAGAACTCGAAAAAATCATTAATACGGCAAAAGGATTAAATTTAGTTGGTTGCCCCAACTTTACATTAGAGAATGTTGCCGTAACAGGGTTTGATATAGGGATAGAAACATTTAACACTTTTTCTGGAATTATGACAAAGGTTGACTCTGTACAGAATAACAAGAATTATGTTGCTGAGAGTTCAACAAATGCCGTTGTGTTCAATGCCTGCAATTTTCACCAAGCCAATCAATTCGGTGTAGTTATTGAAACCACCAAGTCCACGGGAACTATTAGCGGCTTACAATTTAACGGTTGCACCCTTGAAGGCCAACCTTTGGGTGTGTTAATTAACCCTAAGTTAACCACTATAAGTGACATTGAATTTAATACCCCTTATTTTGAAGTTAACGATATGCTTGTCAAAGTTGGTTATGATGAAGAGGGAGCCGAATCGTTGAGTTATGCGAATAACATTACAATGAATACAGTACGGTATAGTGGAACTAATCCTAACCCCTCATTTTTCAAGCTAAATAACGTTCGTGGTTTCGATGTTAATTCGTCAAGTATCTACTTTAGTGCAAAACATTTCGATATAAGCGACACCGTAACAGAATTACGTGTTAACGGGCATAGGAACAGTGGGTTTGAGTTACCATCTAGCAAAAAAGCTATTGCACGTTCAATTCAACGAAAAATACCCTTCAACCTCATACCAAATGGGAATTTTGAAGGTGTTAATTTCCCTGTTATTGTTTCTAGTAGTGCAACGTTGACACTTGCGAAATCTGTTGATGATGAACAATCGCAATTGGAAATAACGTGTGCTAGTACTAATACCTTGGCCTATATCGAATGGCGAATATACGGTGCAAATCAGCTTATTGGAAAATCTAATTTAGGATTCTCTGCTTTAATTAAGCGTGATAGTGAGTTAAGTGTTTGTAGAATAGGTACGTATAAATCAAATGGCGCTCAATTTGGGGGTGATGTAGCTGTTAATACTGATGGCAACGATTCGGCATACACGAATATTCGCGGAATTACTACAACTGTTCCTGTTGACGTTGGTGCCTATATATCAGTAAGGTTTTATATACAAAATAATTCAGGGGTTGCAAAGAAGGTGTATCTTAAATCATTGCAAATTAGTACATCCGATTCAGGTGCACTTGTGGCATCACCGTATGATGCGTTGTGCGGAAACTCTGGAACAGTGACGGTGACAACAGGTGCACCAACTTCGGTACCTATCACCACCCCATATGCAGGGTCCGCCACAAATTTTAGGGTATTGCTAACGCCTAATTTTGAGGGTTCTGCCTATGTTACTAAGGGTGGTGACGGAACTTTTACTATAACAGGTGTTTTTACAAGTGGGGTTTCAGGCAGTATTGACTACCTTGTTATACCGTCATTCAGTGGAACTATACTATAAATTAAGGGGTGTTAATTTATGGAAGATCAATTAGTTAATTTGATTGGAAATGTTGGGTTTCCTATTGCTGTGGCAGTTTACTTGCTTATTCGAGTTGAAAGTAAAATGGAGAAATTAACCGATTCAATAGTCCAACTTAATGTAAGTCTAAAAAAGGAGTAGGGGGTTAAGAAATTGACTATACCGTTTGACCGCTCGCAATCAAAATTAATTGTTGTCCATCATTTGGGTGATGGGCAACCCCCTTGTAAAACTGTTGATGAATTAATTAGACGTTCCACACCTATTGGCTATGGTGCACCTGTTTATGATTTCGGTGTATTAGAAAACGGTGAATGCGTTGAATTACGTTCGTTAATGTTGCAGGGTGCACACTGTATTCCAAACGTTGCTAGGTATGAACATGAAGATAGACAATGGTGGAATAAAAAGTCTATCGGGATCGTTGTAGCTAGTGACAACGAGAAATATTCTGTTAACGAAAACATGTATGCAGGATTGATAAATAAACTTGTTTACCTGTGCAACATGCAAGGAATTTCTGCTGATAACATCTATCCTCATTTTCAGGTGTATAGTACAAAGTGCCCCGGTGCTAGCTATCGGAAGTTGTGTCTAAATACAGGTCATTTGGACTATGATAGGGTTGAACAATCCGTGAATAGTAGATGCCTATTAAAAGCCAACCTCTAGGCAATTCTCATGCCAACCCCTCACCTCAACGAATCTCCCTAAAATCGAATCTCTCACCACACACGAAATAAGGCCTGTCCTAGAGGCCTTATTTTATTTGGTTATACTGACACCTAAAACTTTATTTCGTGTCTCCTGACAAAATTTTCCCCCACGGTGCCGGGTGTTTCCTAAAATCCGAAAATTTGGCATGAAAATTGTGCGACGTTATTTTGTTTATTTTCCTCAAACCCCAAAATACCATGTACAATCCTATCATATAATGCTATAATTAGATAGTGAATAAATTATACGGAGGAATTTACATGAAAAAAGTTGCTGAAAAATATGAGGGTTTGGTTAAGGCATTGTCTGAGGGGGTTGAGGTTGTTGGCAACGTGAAAACTGTCAAGGCTGATAACTGCAATTTTCAACTTAACATGTCTGATGGCTGTATAGCTACTTGCGACACCTTTAAAGTTTTATACCGTATGTTGCAACGTGAAGTTAAAAACATGAATTTGAGTGGATATATCTTTAATGAGCGTGGCGTTATTATTTGTCGTGTTGATAAGGAAATTTGTGATTCGTGTATGCTCGAAAACTGTAATGGATGTAAGAGTATAATTTGTCAGTATTAGCTCAACA